AGAATGGCTATTGATAATTTAGCATTAGCAGGAAACTTAGTCTTTGATATAGACGAAACGATGTTAGTTCCAGGACAAGACATGTCTGTATTTCCTGGAAAAATATTTAGAAGACAAAGTGGACAAACAGGACAGGCTTTACATGGATTAAAGTTTCCTAACACAGCACCTGAGAATATGCAGATATTTGATAGATTTAGACAACTAGCAGATGAATCTACAGGTATACCTTCTTACTCACACGGACAAACAGGAATACAATCTACTACTAGAACAGCTTCAGGTATGTCGATGTTGATGGGAGCTGCAGCACTAAATATAAAAACAGTAATTAAAAATGTAGATGATTATTTATTAAAGCCATTAGGTGAAACTTTATTTCATTGGAACATGCAGTTTAATAAAGAAGTGCCAGAGATACAAGGTGATTTAAATATTAAAGCACAAGGCACAACATCGCTTATGACAAAAGAAGTTAGGTCACAAAGATTAATGACATTTATGCAAGTGGCATCTAATCAGTTCTTAGCACCTTTTGTAAAATGGCACAGTATTATAAAAGAGATTGCAAAGTCTATGGATATAGACCCTGAACAATTAGTTAATGACCCAGAAAAGGCAGCAATATTTATGAAGATGATGGGAGACATGAATGGAAATCAACAAACTCAAAGCGTTAACCAACAACAAGGCGGTATGGCAAATACTGGAGGAGTACCTGCAGGAGCAAATAACCAAGACCCACAAGGGTCTGGAGGTGGCAACATCGGAGTTGGAACTCCACAGACTCCAGGGCAAGGTGGCAATGTTGCACCAAATACTCAACCTCCGAGACCAACTGAACAATAATGGCAACTAAACTATCGAATGTATTAGAACAAGAATCATCAGGGATTATGTTCCCTTTTAAAACAGGTGTTAAACCTGTCAAGACAGAACAACAAGTATATACACCTACCGATGGTATTATGAATGTTAAAGGCACGACATACGAAGGACCTAGTGCAACCATTACTTATGGCTCAGAAGAACAAGGATTTCCTAGACAATTAAAAGAAATAGAAAAAGGTATGTTACCTAGGTTTGACCAAACACAATTTCCAGATATGGGAAAAGGTAAAGTAGAAACTACAACACCCCCAACTACACAGCCTGTAGAACCTGATAAACCAATTATGGACCCTTGTCCTGCAGGATTTAAATTAATAGATGGTGTATGTCAGCCTATTAAACAACAACCACAACAAGATAGAGGTGGTAGAGATAGACCGACATTTACTGGTCCTAAAATAAGTGCAAGTGGTGTTATAGAAGGTTATACATCAGTTTTAGGAAGAGACAGACCTACTGCAGGTAGATATGATGCCATAAGCAAAGAGTATGGAAAGGCAGTAGCTGATAAAGTTTTTGAAGTTAATCAAACTTACAGAAACAGAGGTGCTCAATTAAAATCAATTACTAATGCGGAAAAAAATAGAATATTAAATGTTTATGGCGAAGAAAGATTAAACAAAGATTATGTAGAAGGTAATGATGGGGTATTTTATAGAGTAGTTGCAACATCTCCTAAAATATCAGAACTAGTTACAGATGCAGCAATTGCAACTGGAAAAATTGTTGATGATGCGGCTACAAAAGGGGTAGGTTTCATAGGAGCAGCAAAAGCTGTAGCAGAAGAGGTAAATAATTATTTAACAGGAGAAAGTGAAAAATCAGATACTAAATCTGCAGAAGAAGGAACTACACAGAAAGATACTAAAACAGATACGCCTACATTAACATCTAAAGATTTAGGCGGCATAGATAAAATATCTGATACTGTAAAAACATTTAGTAAAAACTTTGGAAGTTTAAATAATACCATCACAAAAGAATTAGAGTATCAGCAAACAATGTCTAATGAATTACAAAAATTACTAAAGAAAAAATTCCCTCCTCAAATGGGTGGAAGTTATCAGAAAAGAGAACACGATGGTAAAGTAAAAGAAGTTAAAGACCTGATATCAAAGTCTAAAACTAGACAAAACATTGCGGAGAATACTTCGAGAAGACAAAATGTGGCAGTTCAAAATGAATTAAATAATTCAAAAGAATCTAGTCTTAATATTAAAGGTTCAAAATTTACAGTACACACAAATAGTAAAGGGAAAATAGTAGGGTATAGTAAGGAAGGTTCTAATACTGTTAATATGGCAGGTATGCCACCTGTAGGTCCTGGAGTAAGAATTAAAACAAAACCAAAATCAAAAGCTAGTGAATTACAATCTGCATTTAAAAACATAAGGGGAAAATAAAATATGGAAACAACAATATCTACAGAACAAGTATCTAACAATATACAAAATTTAAGTGAAGAGGAAAAACAATTAATTACGCAATTAAATATACCACAGTTTAGAAATTTTATGTCAAAAGTTTTTGGTGCAGATTTTGGTAACATTATGCAAGAAGCAATACCTGCACCACAAGTGGCACCAGAGCCACAACAAACAGTTTCACCACAAAGTGAAACCCCTACACCTAATCAAGGTCAGGGGATAATGACGCAGCCACCCTCTCAATAGAGGCACTGCATATAGGGGCGACCTGATTCCAACAGCACCCCAAAGGAGAATAAATGGAAAAAGAAGAAAAAAAATCTGAAGTTGTAGAAGAAAAAGTTTCCGAAGCAACAGAAGAGATAGCAAAACCAACTCCATACAAACACCCTGATAGGGGCATTATGGAGAAGGAAGTCGAAACATCAGCTACTGAAGAGTCTAAGGAAAAACCTGACGAGGACAAACCTAAAGATGAACACCCTGAAGGAGTAGAAAAATATGCCGTTTATAAGAAGCGATATGACGACTTAAAAAGGCATTACGATGAAACTAACTCTAAGAACAAAGATGAAATACTAAAACTTAAAAAAGAGATAGAGGCGATATCATCTAAACCTGTTTTTAAATCTCCAGAGGAGATAGAAGAATGGAGAAGAGAATATCCCGAGATGTATGAATCTGTTATGCAGTTAACCACTGAAGCAACCTTAAAATCTAAGCAAGATATGGAGGAACAATTATTAGAGGTTAAAAAACAACAAGCCCAGATTGCAAAAGACAAGGCGGAAGTTGAACTCTCTAAAAAGCATCCCGACTATAAAGAACTTGCAGACGATGATGATTTTCAAGGTTGGACTATGGGTCAACCAAAATACATAAAAGAAATAATTGATAAATCTTTTGATGCAAAAGAGATATCGAGAGTTATTGATTTGTATAAGTATGATAGAGGTATATCTGCTAAGAAAGTGTCTAACTCTGATGTAAAGAAAGAAGCAGCAAAATCTGTTTCTAAAACTAAACCATCTGAGACACCCTCTGAAAAAAAGCAATGGTCATGGGCAAAAATCCAAAAGATGAAACCTCATGAATATGCTAAGTTTGAGGATGAAATCGACAAGGCTCATAGAGAAGGTAGAATCGTATAAATAGTTAATTCATATCAATTTTAATAACAATAATAGGAGGAGAAAAAGATGGCTTTTTCAAGCGTATCAGGTAATAGTAATTTACCTAACGGGAATTTTAGTCCAATTATTTATTCCCAAAAAGTCCAGAAGTTCTTCCGAACAGCATCTGTAATAGAAGCTATTACAAATACAGACTATGCAGGTGAAATCGAGAACTTCGGTGATACAGTTAATATCATCAAAGAACCTGTTATTACTGTGAGTGCGTACTCAAGAGGTGCGGTTGTTGATACACAAGATATCACAGACGACCAAATCCAATTAGTAGTCGACCAAGCAAACGCATTTTCATTTAAAGTTGATGATATTGAGGAAAGACATTCTCATATTAACTTTGAAAGTGTTGCTACTTCTTCTGGTGCTTATGCACTAAAGAATGAATACGACAAAAATGTAATCGCAGCAATGGTAGCAGGAGTAAGCTCATCATCACCAGACCATGTGTTAGGTGCTGATTCAGGCTCAGGACAGGACCAAGATGTAGGTTTTGGTTCAAGTGAAGTAGACCCAGTTGATACAATTTCAAAACACAACAGACTGCTTAATGCAGCTGATGTACCTGAAGAGAACAGATGGTTCTTAGCAGGTCCTGAATTTGTAGAGCAATTAGGTCAAGCTAACTCTAAACTAATGAGTGATACATCTGGAGATGCTAAACCATTAAGAAATGGTAAGGTCATTGACGGAAAAATCATGAACATGGATGTATATATGACAAACAACTTTGCAGCAAGTTCAACATCGAACTTCTTTAAAGTATTAGGTGGTCATATGTCATCTACATGCACAGCTAATCACATCGCAAAGATTGAGGTAATTAGACACCAAGAATCTTTCTCAGATGTAGTTAGAGGTTTACATGTGTTTGGTAGAAAAGTATTAAGAGAAAATGCTTTAGTTCTATCACACATTTTAATTGACTAATAGGAGGATAATTTAATGGCAACTTTAACAGTAACAAATAATGAGTCTTCTGCAGTTAGTCTACCAATCGGTAAGCCTGTAAGAATGGTCACACAAGTTGTAGACTTTTCTTCTTTCACTAACGCATCAGGTGATGTTGTACAAGTAATCGAAGTACCTGCAAACACTTTATGTTTGTACGCAGGTATGGATGTTCTAACTGCTGACGGCGCAGGTAACTCTGGAACATTAGCACTTGGTGATGGAGCGGATGTAGATAGATATGTCTCAGCTTCAACAGCAACTGCAGGTATGGAAGTAACCAGAGCAAGAGCAGGTGACAGTTCAATGGGAACAACATCTGTCGGTTATGGTGTATACGCTGCTGCTGACACTATCGACATAACAATTGCAACAGGTGCAGTGGATTGTAAAGTCCGTGTATTCTGTGTACTTGCTGATTTCGATGGCGAAGGCGACTCAGAAGGACAAAAAATAGCTATTGCATAATAGTAAAAATGGGAAGGGGTTAATGCCCCTTCCTAAATTATGAAATTTTTTATAGTTCTATTAATTTTATTAAATGGACAACAGTACCCAAAAGTTTTTACTTATCAGTATATAGATTTTCCAAATATAGAAGTATGTAATAAATTTATATCACAATACAAAGATAAATTAAAAGACTCTATAGAACTTCAGTTTTCAAAACAAAACATACATAGTTCAGCAATGATTTGTATGACACAAACAGAGATTAGTAATTTAACAAATAGCATAGAGAAAAAAAAATGGCAGGAACAAAAACATATTTAACATTAACTAATTTAGCTTTAAACGAACTGAATGAAGTAGAACTAACAAGTTCTAACTTTACTTCAAGTAGAGGTATACAAACATCTGCCAAAAACTTTATTAATAAAGCAGTCAATGAATTATATATGGCTGAGATAGAATGGGCGTGGTTACATGTCAATGAAACACAAGTATTAAATACAGGTCAACAAGAGTACACTTTTCCAACGGCATTTAGAAAAGCAGACTTTGACAGTTTTAGATTAAAGCCAACAGAATTAATTACTAACGGAGAGTTTACATCTAATATAAATAACTGGACTACTGTGGATGGAACTCCAACATATGTATCAACAGGCAATGGTAGATTACAATTAAATGATGCAACAGTAACACAATCAATATCTACAATAGTAAATAAAAAATATAGATTAACATTAAGAGCATTTGATACTGTAGGAACAGGACAAGCATTTAAAATTCAAGTTGGAACTGTAGCAGAAGGCACACAAAATTTAAACAAAACATTAACAGTTAAAAATTTTGGCAATGGTGCAATACTAGAAACATCCTTTGTTGCAACTGCACAAACAACATTTGTTACAATAAATAACCCTACTACCGAAACTAACATGCAAGTTGATTTTGTTAGAGTATCGGCAGATGAAATACCAATAAATTTAAAATACATAAGTTATGATGCGTACATCCAAAGTAGATATACGATAGATGAAAAGAATACAGAATCTCAATATGGTAAACCACTATTTGTATATAGAACACAAGACCATTTAAGTTTCGGAGTATCGCCGATACCTGACGAAGACATATACACAGTAGAATACGAATACTTTAAAACACATACAGATTTATCTGCAGCTACAGATACATTAGACTTACCAGATATTTATGCAGATGTAGTTGTCAATAGAGCAAAGTATTATTTATATAAATTAAGAAATGATGTTCCTATGGCAAACATTGCAAATGCAGAATATGAAAGAGGTGTAGAGAGAATTAGAATAGAAATGTTAAACAGACAAGAGTATATGAGAGATACTAGAGTTAATTTAAATACTACATCTAGAACAACAAGCAATACTTCTGTTTTAACTTTTACATAATATGCCACAAGTACAACCTTCAGTTGTTAGTTTAGGTGGAGGATTAATCTTAAACAAAGATGTGTTCTCTATGTCACCTGGAGAGGCTTTACAACTTAGAAACTTTGAACCTGACATTGAGGGTGGTTATAAAAAAGTATTAGGAACAACAAAATATAATACTAACATTTGTCCACAAGTTTCTGCATCTACAGAGAGGGTTGTATTTACTGCTATATTTAATGATGTAGTTTTAGCAGGTAGAGGTGGTACTATAAATAGAGCAAGTTCAGGTTCAGGAAGTTGGACTTCTACTATTACTGGATTAGGAACACCTACACAAAATTACGAACATAGATTATTTAACTTTGATGGTACAGATAAAATTATTATTACTACTGGAACATCCAATCCACAAATACTAAATACATCTTTTAGCACCACTGTAGTTAATGCATCAGGAACATCTAACTTTAAGTTTGTAGAAATATTTAAGAATCATTTATTTTTTGCAGGACACTCTAGTAATATACAAGAAATTAGTTTTATGGGTCCAAATCAAACTAATGATTTTACTAGTGGTAATGGTGGTGGAACTATAAAAGTTGATACAGAGATTGTAGGACTTAGAACTTTCCGTAATAGTTTAATAATATTTGGTAAAGATAAAATATTTAAACTAACAGGAACTTCATCTGCTAACTTTGCAATAACTCCTATTACAAGAAACATAGGATGTACCGATGGTAGAAGTATACAGGAACTTGGTGGTGATGTAATATTCTTAGCACCTGACGGACTTAGAACTATTGCAGGAACAGAAAGAATTGACGATACAGAACTTGGTACAGTATCTAAACAAGTACAAAAAAGAATCAACGAAATAACAACACATAATATAAATTCACTTGTAATAAGAAGTAAATCACAATACAGAATATTTTTTCCTACAAGTGCAGACCAAGATGAAAACTCTGCAAGAGGATTAATATCAGTAATTAAAGCTAATCCTAATACAGGCTCTCTTGGTTTTGAATACGCAGATATGCAAGGACTAAAAGTTTCAAGTGCAGATTCCGGATTTATATCTAATGTAGAAACTATTATAAGTGGTGGCTATGATGGTTTTG